TGGAGTTCAGACGTGTGCTCTTCCGATCTGGTTCCATCAATAAAGTGTTCTTTCCATTCTGCTTCACTGGATATGACGCCGCACTTGCTGCAAGCGTATCTGATTTCTGATAGGTCGTTTTTGTCGAACACAACATTTGACCAGACCAGCGGTTGCAGTTCTCCGCAGCACGGGCACGGTGCGTTCCATTCTCCCCGGCTGCTGTTTTCGTACTCCACTTCTATTCTGGAAGCCCCTTTGACTGTCGGTGTTGAAATGTCCACCTGCTTTTTATTCCAGAATGTAGTCTGACGCTTTGAAGCCAGTAAAAGTGGGTCGCCCTCTTTTCCTGCACTGGCTGGGTATGCGTCTATCTCGTCTGCAAGCAATATTCTGATTGTGTGGCTTCGCAGTCCTGTTGGGCTGTTTGCGCCTGCAATCGTTATGAAGCCGCCCGGAAATATCTTTTGCATGATTGTGTTACCGCTGTTGCGGCTCTTTTCGTTTATACGGTCAGCCAGTACGGGCGTATCACGCAACATAGGTGACAGCTTTTCTTTTGAAAACTTCTCTGCCATGTCTATTGTCGGCTGTATAACCATAATCGGTGATGGGTCATAATGCACATAATATCCAATAGGGTTCAACACCATTGCGTCTGTCTTTCCCACCTGCGCTGCTGACATAATCACGACTTTTTTTATTGTAATATCTGTTATGGCGTCCATAATCTCTTTTTGATACGGCGCCTTTGCTGTCTTCCAGCGTCCCGGCTCTGCGGAAGACCCGGCAGACAGTCTGCGGAACTTATCTGCCCACTGTGAAAGTGTCATTTCCGGCGGTGGTTGCAGCACTTTGAAAATCCGTGTAAACATATCAACTGTGTTTTTCTTCATTGTCTACACCATACCCAAACACTGTCTGAAAGTCTGAAAGTTCTTCCAGTACTTCATCAATGGCGCTTTTCAGCAGCTTAAATATTTCTGTCTGGTCCTTTTTCTTTGATAAAATGGGGCTTAACTTTGCAGGTATAGCCATAAGCCTTGTTTTGAACCTAACAAGTGTGTCTGTCATTACCTGTTCCACGTCCTCTGTGGTGTGTACCTCATTTCTGCGCAGCTGCAATTCCAGTTCTTGTGCTTCTCTTTTTGCTCTGACCAGCTTTGCACGTTCTGCGTTATAATCTATTGTGCTTTCACTTTCCGGGTTGTTTTTGCGCAAATAATTTATGTACTGGTGGTTTACGGTCTTCAAGTCGTACAGTCCCGGTCTGATTTCCGTTATAACCTTTTCGTCACGCAGCTGGCGCACTCTGCGTTCTGAAATATCCAGCCAAGCGGCAACCGCCTTTGAAGTGTACGCTTTCAAAAACCGCACCCCCTTTCTTTTGTGTCCGAATTGGTCACATTTTTTTCTTTTTTAGCCCCTACCCCTTTATTTTTTACCGGGTCGGAAGCGGAAATGAAATTTTCAAAATTATATCTGGACAGGTTTTGGGCGTCGCCGTACCCGCAGTGCTTCCAGACCGCCGGAAGAACCTACTAAACGTCGTCCACAACGTCTGTGATTTCGTCGTTTTCGGTGCTTCCGTCCGGGTTAATCTCAAATTCTCCCGTTAGCTTCTGTTTGTTCAATTCAAGTTGCTTTTCCGCAAGCTGTAAGCGTCTGTCCTCTAACTCATACGCCTTGATACTGTCTAGCTGCTTGATGATACGCCCATGCAGCTTGTTTAGTTCAGCTTCCACTTTCATTGCTCTTTCAAATGGGCTGGACTTAATGACAGACTTCATGGCTGTTTTATATGTTTCACTCTTGCTGCCCTCTGGGTCTACGCACTGCTGGTGTTCCATGCCGCAGTCCTCTTCCTGCTGTCTTTCTTCCATGCTCTTTGGTACAATCATGTGTACTATTTTATCTGTGTAAAAGCCGCCTGCTTCCGGGCTTTCATATTCTTTCAATAGGTTTTCCAGATAGGTTTTGCGCAGGTACAATGCCTGCAATTCCTCCATCATTTGAGATAATGCGGACGGTGTGCCCATGTTCTGTATAGCTGCTGCCTGCTCTGGGTCTATATCTTCATAGCCTGCCTGTGCAAAGGCTCCGTGTGTTACGGCATTTTTGTTTCCCTTTTTTGCTGGGGTTTTCCCCGCAGCATTTTTATTGCCTTTTTGTCCACCCCTTTTTTTAGTCTTCTTTTTCAAGGCTTCGTCCCAGCCGTCTTCTGACTTCCATTTTCTTATCCTTACTTCTGGCACCCCTGCCAGCTTTGCCAGTTCCGCTGTTTCAATCTTGCCATCTGTGTCCAGATAGCGTTGCATTGACTTGTCCCGCTCCGGGTTCCGTGGTCTTCCCATCTTCTCACCTCTTTTCGTTCGTTTTCATTCTTTCCAACTCTTCCGGTTTACGGAAGTATAAAAAATTATGGGCTTTGTAATTTCAAAAAATCACCAAAGCCCACTATTGCCAACGTGCAAATATAACGGCGTAAAGCCTGCTTTGCTGATATAAATTATACCAGTGAAACGCAGGCAATGGCGGGCAATGATTGCTTATGCAATCTTCTTGAATTGTGAAATTATCTGGTTTTTTTCAAACCTCTGTGACAGCGTAGCAAGTGCATTATCTCTAATATTCTTGCACTGCCGTTCACTGTATGAATTGCGTACCGCTACTTGTTCCCATTTGAGGTTGTGAATGTAAAAATCGAAAATAATACGCTTTTCTTTCAGTTTCAGTCTTGAAATCTCCTGCAAAAGCTGTGCTTTCAAACTCTGTAACTGCTGCACCTTTGCTTCATAGTCTTTGATTTCTCCGCTGACAAAATCTGGAATGTTCAGCGCCATATTTTCTGTTTGTCGTGATATATTATTTTTTCCTTTTGGTAGACCGTCGCACTGTATAGCGCCAATGGGGTTGTAGTATTGGTCCGTCAAGTCATTTATAATCTTTCGGTATATGCTCACCTCCCCGTCTATGTCTTTGTAATATTCCAGCAATTCAATTACCTTGCTTCTTTCCATTGCCTGCGCCATTTGCTGTTCCTCCATTTCATTTATTACCAGTCTTTCCCGGCTGTCAGCCTTGCACGTCAACTTTCTGTTCGCCTGCTGCCTGCTGCCGCTCTTTGTAGCCCATGCACTTTATGTATCTTTCCGGCTTTCCGCAGCTTTCGTAATATTCGCAAGACTTGCATACGTTTTCTTGCGTCATTTCCTTTTCCTCCGTGATATGTACCCTGCGCACTCCGGCTGCCCTCTTAATAACTGCATAGAACATGACCCGCCGCACTCATAAGCCTTTGTGATATGCTTTGCACACTTTGTATTTGCACACTGATTGCGGCAAAATACTGGCATATTGTCTGTATTAAGCATTATTATTGGTCTTTCCATCTGTTGCACCTCCGTTTCTTCTCACAAACTGAAAGCACCACGCTTCATCACGTATGGTTTTTATTGTTCCGTCTTCGTCAATGTATACTGCGTCAATAAACTTTGGTTTTGGCGGTTTTCCGTCTTCTAACGGTCCTGCAAAATCAATTATAATTTGCAATACGTTGTATACTCTTTCGTTGATAATCATTCTATAATCTGTCATGTTTATTGGCATTTTCCGTACCTCCTATGCTGTTTCATGCAAAATTATCTTTCTGAACATACTTTCAAATATTGGAACTGCAATGCTGTTTCCAGCCTGCTTGTATAACGCCATTCTGTATCTTCCAGAACGCTTCTGGACTGCTTTTGCCCTTTCGTAGTCTTCGTCTGTATATCCTTGCAGGCGCCAGCACTCACGTTCTGTCAAATATCTATAACGCCCGTTTCCGCAGTCAATCACCTGTGCTGGTGTTCTGTCCTGTCTGGTCGTGATTGTGTATGCAAAATCTTTTATTACTGTTGCACGTTTTATTCCGGTGCAGCCAATCACATTGTATACGCTCGGTTGTGTTACGTCGTATACTTCCGGTACTTCGTTGTTGTCCAGAAGAAATTCTGATATATCTTTCATTGGTGTTCTGATTAAGTCTGAAAAATCAAACTTTTCACCATTCAGCACTGATACTGTGAAAACTCTTTCCCGCGCTTGTGGCAGTCCAAAGTCCCTTGCGTCTAATATCTCATAGCTGTTTGAATATCCCAGCTTTTCCATTTCTGATTGATACCGCTTAAAGTTTGCAACCATGTGTTTTGATAACACATTCTTGACATTCTCCCATATAACGTATTTCGGTTTCCATTTGCCCATATTTTGAATAATGTGTATTGTTTCCCACATTAGACTTGAACGTGTTTCGCTTCCCTCTTCTGCGCCTTTCTGTTGTCCGGCTATGGAAAAATCTTGACACGGGCTACCATGTATCAAAATATCTGGTTTAAGGTTCCAGCCCACCACTGATTGTGTTTTATACTCTAATTCTTCCGCAAACATTGCATTGTATGACCTTACGGCGTTTTCGTCTATTTCCACATAGTCAATGGCTTTTGTTGGAATGTTCAAATTTCGCAAAGCACATCTGGGGGAACCAATTCCCCCAAATAGTTCTAAAATCTGTACCACGCCTACACCTCCTGTAATGCTATTACACAATAGCCCTCTTCAAGTGCGCTGCTGGTCGTGTCGTCGTCCATGCAGATAATTTTCATGTCAGCCGTGTTTCCGGTTGCTCTTCCCTCTGCAAACTCAATCAGCTTCACTGTGTCGCCCTCTCTGTAATCGTCATTTTTCAAAATCATGTATGGTCTTATATGGTCGATTGCAACGGCTTTCATTTTGTCCGGTGATACTCTGATTGTTTTTTCTTTTCTTTCATCAGACGGCAAGTGCTGCATTTTCTCTTCCTGCTGCATTTCACGCAGTTTCTTTTGTGTTTCCCGGTCAATGGCTGCCTGCTCTTCGTTGTACCGCTCTTCGTCCGTTTTCTGGGCTTCTTTTCGGTTTTCATAGGCATTGCAGTTTGTCACGGTTGCTGTCTTGTCGTGGCACTCTTCATAGTGCGTACAGCTGTAACAAAGTGAAGTCATGCTTTCTGGCTGTGGGTCAACATATTCTGGCTGCTGCTCTGTGGCTTCTCCTGCCCCCTCTGTGGCTGTTTCTTCCTGCTGCACGTCTGTTTCATCATCTGCGGTGTTTTCCTGCGCCTGCTGCTCTTCTGGCTGCTCCTGCAACTGGTTTATGTCCATCTGCCCCGGTATCTGCTGTGTTGCTTCGTAGTTCTTTTTTAACTGCTTAATGTCTGCCAGCGTCAGCACTTCATTTTCCCGGAATATCTCTGCTGCCTGCTTCTGGTAATCTTCCGGCAGCCCGGACGCTTCATAAATAACAGATACAACAATTCTGTTTGCCTTAAATTCTGCCATCAGTTCTGCAATAATGTTGTTATATATTGCCTTGTATCTTCCAAGCTGTGCCGGGGATGTTTCTATAATTTCCGCTAACAAATCACGGGTTCTGCCCGGAATGTTCATGCTGCCTTTTAATTCCAGCACCAGTTTTTCTGTTTCCAGCGCTTCTGTCATACGTTCCCAGTCTGTCTTCTCTCTGAAACGGTTTGCCATAATCAATGCTAATCTGTCTATAATGGCGTTTTTCTTTGGCTTGATTAAGATTGGAACCCGTCTGAAACGCTCTTTGCCCTCGTCTACCAGCTGCATGACCGCCAGCCGTCTTCTGTGTCCTGCAATGATACGGCGCTTGCCGTCCTCTTCCTCTTCTGTCACCAGAAGCGGTTGCAGCACTCCCAGAAGTTCAATGGACTGTTTCAAGTCCTGCACGTCCTCTACGCTGTAAAAGTTGCCTTTTGACGGTATAAGGTCGTATATATCAGCTGTACTGCTCACGCCCTCTTCTGGCGTGGCAATCTCTGCTGTTTTCTCTCCCTGTGGTGTTGCTTCTGCGGTTTCCTTTGACCGCTGGTTTAATAACTCTGTCAGATTGAATTTTTTTGCTGTTCCTGCCATGTCCTTATCCTCCTAACGTGTCCGAATTGGTCACATTTTCAACCATTCTTCCACTAACGCTTTATAGTCAGCCGTTGCACCGCAGCGTGGGGAATACAGAATGATTGGCAATCTTGCAAATGTGCTGGGTTTCATTTTTGGTGTCTTTCTGATATGTGTATTGAATACCGGATATTCAAGCGTCTTCAAGAACTCTTCACCCTGCGTGTCTGCTTCATTGGTTCTGTCGTACTGCGTCACAAAGCAACCGCAGAAGTGCAACTGTGGGTTCAAGTCCTCACGGGTGTTGTCAATCTGTTCTTTCAGCTCTGCCAGACCGTCTATTGCAAAATCATCAATAGTTATAGGCACCATGACGTCTTGTGAAGCTACCAGCGCATTTATTGTTGAAATGTTAATGTCTGGGGCGTTGTCAATAATGCAGTAGTCATATTCCTGCTGTAAGCCGTCCAGAAACTTTTTGAAGCGTGTCTGTTGCGGTCTTGACTGGTCCAGCATGACTTCAAGGTTGGCTGTAAGCAAATTCATGTTTGCTGTGATAATGTCCAGCCCGTCAAAGTCCGTGTGTTGGATAACCTCTGCCGGGTCAATGCCCCGCTGTGTCATTACCTCTGCCGTGCCCTTATGGTCATAGCTGTGGCGGTTCAAAATCTTGCTGGCGTTTCCCTGCTTGTCATTGTCAATCAATAAGACTTTGCAGCCTTTGACTGCTGCCAGAATGTGTGCCATATTCACGCTGGAAATGGTCTTTGCCACTCCCCCTTTTAGATTGATAATTGATAATGTTTTCATGTGGTATTCCTCCTTGTATCTGGTATGAATTTATAGTTGCTTTCCCAGTAATGCGGCAGGCTGGATTTGAACCAGCGACATCATAGACACGGACTGACAACGACTGCTGCCGTTCTATTTCACCGTGCCCGTCCCTCTACCAGCTGGGGTACTGCCGCCCGTTTCCGGGCGCTTGTCCCGGTCTTTTACGCTTCTACTGTTTCACTGCCTGCGAAAAATACTTCTCTGCTTCCCCAGTCGTGAACTTTCGCCCGCTTTTCTTCTCTGCGGTTTTCGTTGTATCTTCCGGCGTGGTGTATTGCTGCGTATGTGACAGTTTTTGCAGTTCTTTTTGTGATTTCAAATACAACTGCGCTTTCTCCGTATCTCTTGCCAACTTCAAATGTTCTCATGTTTTATACCTCCGTTTGCTTTACTTCTTTAACTGTCTTTATTATATACTTACGGAAGTATA